CACGAGCAGATCGACTGTCCTAAAGAATGCAACGCACTAGATACTTTAATATAAACACTAAGCAGAGGTGACACTGTGCAAGATTTAAAAGCAATTAGATTCATGCCGGGTACGAAAGTATCCCATGATTACATAGGCGACGCGGTAAAAACATTTAGCTATCGAGAGCTAGTCGAATTAAGATCCCCAGGTATCGGTATCCCTTGCAGACAGAATGGTTTGATCATCATTGACGTCGACGTAGAAGGGACATCACACAAGAATGATGGTCGAGAGTTCTGGGCAAACTTCTGTGAACAATACGCAATACCTAAAACATATACTGTCAGGACGCCATCCGGGGGCTATCACTTCTATTACAAACTGCCTGAATCTATTAACCCCGATACATTCTCACCTCCATCCACACTCTCCCCCGGAGTTGACGTAAAATGGAATGGTTGGGTGGGAGCGCCACCATCGCAGGGCTACGACATTCACTTCGGTAATGTTGCTATGATTCAGTATGCGCCTGAACCTTTACTCAACTACATTTCTTCACTCATTAAAGGCAAAGCGGTTAAGACCTTTGACTCTATGAATCCGGAAGCTGCTTTAGAATTACATCGCCCATTCTCAGATGGACAGATTAAGGAATTAAAACAAAAGATCGAGTGGCTACAAACTAATGGAAGCTTAAGCAGATCTGAATGGCGTGACGGATTGTTTGCTCTTAAGGCAGGCGTAGAGGATCCTGTACTTCTTGATGAGCTCGCAGAGAAGTGGACTATGAATAGAAGCTACTCGCCCGGCGATGAAGAGCAGGCAAGGGCAATCGTGGCGAGAGCAAATAAGCAAGGGCCAATCGGGCCAGGAACAATCTTTGCCATCCTTAAACAAGTAGCAATCAGAGAAGGCGCACCCGTCGTCGATACTCCATTCACAACACAAGAGATCTTTGACCGAGCTAAGATTCAGTTAGGCTTTCACAAAGATGGATCGATCAAAGTAGAAGCATCAGAATCAAACGCGGCTGCATTAGTCGGAGCTCTATTTGATGACAAGACTCTATACCATGATTCAAGAACAGACCTTTATATCTATAAAGGTAAATCATATTCAGATGCGGATCTCGTCAACATGTTCCTGCCTATTATCCAATCACCTACCTTTGGATTAGGACTAGAGAAATTTAGAAGACAGACTGTTGCATCGGGCATCGATGTTCTTATGGCATCAAGACGAAAGGATCCGCATCTTGAATATCTTAAATCTCTCGAATGGGATGGCACACCTAGAGTTGAGAAGTTCTTTATTGATTACGTCGGCGTACCTGACAGTGAGTATCATCGTCTAGTAGGCAAAAATTTCTGGGTATCTATTGCGGCCAGGGGAATTCAGCCCGGCTGTAAGTTTGACTCCATGGTAGTTCTTGAAGGTCATGAAGGTATTATGAAGTCATCTCTAGTTGAAGCAATCGGAGGAGAATATACCTTCGCACCTTCAAGACGTGACGCATTAGATAACGTCGATGAATTGAGGAAGATGCACCAGTCAGTTATCGTCGAGCTCCCTGAGTTAATGGGATTAGTTAATGAATCGCCTGAGAAAGTGAAGGCATTCCTGGCCAAACCTTTTGACCACATCAGAGCGCTCTTTGCACGTAAGGCCGTAAAGAATCTTAGAGGCTTTGTGTTTGTTGGAACTACAAACTCTGACAAGTACTTATCTGCCGCCATGGGTGTAAGAAGATTCTGGCCAGTGAGGATCCCAAGATCTGTTAAGGCAATTAAGATGTCACAGATTAAAGCAGATAGAGATCAGCTATTTGCAGAAGCAATTCATATGTTTAGAGATGGCTATCAATATTGGAACATGCCGTCTGAACACCTCGTTGCTCTAGTTGAAGACCGAGTAATTGATGAGCCGTTGATCCAACCAATAAAAGAAATGCTGCCTATCCTTGGCGAACAATGGACTTCGACGGATGTGTACAGAAGACTCGAGGGGCTAGGGTACATAACTAAAGGATTATCTTCTGCTGTTGTGCAACGAATTGATAGTAGTCTTGCCAAGCTTGGCTGCATCAGTAGACGCGACTCCTCCCAAAGAATTGTTTTTTGGCAGGCCAGTACGGGAGGAAGTAGATTGGATGATCTTATTTAGAGATGCCCACAAGCTTTCGGAAGAGTCGTCATTGAGGGGATGATGGTAGTCTTGATCGCTTATGGACATCCAATTTCATATTACTTACTTACTTGACAGTAGACAAACTATTTTATGTACTTTCCTTCCAGAATGATTGCAGATAGTTCAAGCGCCCTGTCGCCGACTTGCTTTGCCCAAGTAGAATTCATCATCTCAGTCGCAGCACCTTCCCAATCTTTAGCTTGAAGATAGGCAATAGTCTTTTTGAATTTAAGAAAGCGAGGAAGTCCAATGTTAAAGACTAGGTTAATGATTGCATCTTGCCTGGCCAGGTTGAGCTCAGTGAACCATTTGTATTTTAAGAGTGGAGTCTTTGCTGCCTCAATGTCATACCTAAGCATCATGCGCGCCTCCGCCTCTGTGATCCCATTGTCTTCGATGTTCCTACCTATACCTATCGTAAGCTTACCTGCAGTACATCGATATGGTTTAAGCTTCATACCTTCGTGTCGTATTAACATGTTCTCTAACTTATCGCTCATAGAATCTTCCCTATCCAGTTGCCATCCTTATCTAAGATCATTGGCAATAGCTTTGGCTGTCCATCTAAAATTACACCGCATCCCACAATAGGACGTTTCATCTGAAGCTTATTGTATGCAAACGCTAAGGACTTGTCGTCTATTAAACATCCGACAATCATTGACCAGAATATATTTGTAGGGTTAGCGTGATATTGAATATCGAAGACTGAGTGATGATGCCCTTGCACTGTATTCATGGACATCGACTGTCCTAGTCTAAGTCCATTGGACGATTTGCCATGGTGAAAATAACAGTCTCTCCCGTCTGACAATTTAATAGTAAGATCAGAGTGCCACTTCCATCCCTTTGGTGCATTAAGTATTTCTCTATAATCCTTGAATACGAATCTTGGAATTCCTCCATGTTTTCCACGACGATATACAAGTGATCCATGGTTAGACTCCAGTACGTCTGCCTTAGGAAATAATTCATATAGCGGTTCTAAGTACTCAATCGCCTTCTCTAGCTCAGAAGAAGGAGAAAAAGGAAGATCAGGATCTTTGTCGTGAAATGAGATACAATGCCCATCGATTTCATCTCCTGTTAGAATTATTCTATCAGGTTTAAAAAATTCTTTAATAGCGGAAAGGAATGGAATTGTATCTTTATGATAGTAGGGCGAGTGAAGATCTGATATTACAAGTACTGTATGATTCTTTGCCATCGCCATCCTTGGTTACATGCAAATAAATTGTATCTATAGTTTTGGAATTTTGCCACCTAGTTTTATTATGATGTCCTTACAGATACTTGCAAGCTTTGTGTTGCCAGATGTTTTGGCCTGGAGGTATTGCTGTATCCAATGCTCAAGCTGTTGCTGCTTTGTCATTGCGACTTTTGGCTTCATCGAGATGGTCTTTTAGAAAGTCCGTACTCACCAGAGTAGAACCACTCGAGGTCTTCGAAATAGACTATCTTCTGTTTCCACTTAAGGCATACAACGAATCGGCTGACGCATTCATCCCATGAATAGCTAGGGACTATTTTGCCTTTAGGACTTACACGTAATGGAAAGAATGCCTTATCAAGGGCCATGGGAATTTCAGGCTTACTGCCCTGACTGACTTCTATTTTTTCCTGGGAACATGACGAATGATCTGGAGATGATGGTAAGCTCGTGCATGATTGAATCAAGCTTGTAATCAGAGCGAGAGTCAAGAGGTTTACTAAGTTCTTCATAATAATCCTTCTCAAGTTTAATGACTCGGTCTAGGTATTTCGTAGACTCCTTGCTATTCCACAAAGTAAGTCCTTCCTTCAAAATACCTAGAGCGAGATTGAGATCCATGATTACTTAAGCTTCTGAGGTAATACTTTGTCTGAGAGCTCTGCGATCTTGGCAAGAATCTCTGAAAGCTTTTTAGCTACAAAAGAGATTAAGTGTAGAACCGACTTAGGTTTCTCTGAAGGTACGAGCCTCCAAACAAATTCTAAAACGATTGCAATAGTTGCCGACGATCCGAGCGCCGATGATAAGAATGCTGATACCTGATCTAATACTTGTTCCATTTGTTACTCCTGTTTTGAGAGAGCATTCCGTATCTCTCTGATGTCTAGTTTAATCTCACGTATGTCTTCACGATATGCCACGACTTCATTCTTCAATACTTGCACATCGACGTAAGCCTTCGCTGCAGCAGCTAGTACGCTGAACATTGCTGTGATAAGTGCTGCGAGTAATGGCTTACTAATATTCATA